TGGCATAGAAATCCCACCCATGAGACTTGAAATGTCGAGTCCAGGACCCTGCATCTCGTATTGCCCCGAACCACCCACAGGTGCATCAACCGCTGGACCACCCGTATTGCGAGTTGTGTTTTGAACAGCACTCATCATACTCTTGATGAGATCGGGGTTCTGCTTCATGACATCGTTCATATTGGGCATCACCGATTTGAACATACTATTGGTAAGATGGAACATCATAGCAGAGCCACCGAGCATCATAATCAGCTTGACCTCTGGGGCGATGTTCACCTTGGATCGGTACTTCACATAGAGTTCCTCAAACACACCATCATAGTCATCCACATTTTCCATCACTGATTCAGACCACCCCTCCAACTGGACCTCGAAGGGGTTGTACCTCTTGTTCAAAAACTCGAGACCGGTTACACAGGCGACGAGCATCCTCCGAGAAAAGCGTACAGATTGTTCAACATCTATACTGTATGTGATCCTCTTTACTTCCGAACGAAGTTCATCAACATTTGAATAGGCATTCAGGCGTTTATTCACGGCAAACCCCTTCTTCTCTAAACGCCCAAGTTTATTAATCAAATCTGCCTTCTCTTCATCGATGGAACCGTAGCCCTTTGAAGGCTGTTCCTCCTGCTGACCAGAACCCATGTTCATGTCATCATCGAAAAATGTTGGTTCATCCTCACCATAATCAATCTCCTCCTCATCACCCGGAGGGGCGGGAGTATTCTGCTTATTGGGGTTCGCGAAAGCATCCATAGCTTCTTGTTGCATCTGGGGTGTGGGTCTGGACATATGGTTCGTGGGTCGTGGAACACGCTGAGGACGGGGAGCAGATATTTCAATCTCATCCATCAGGGCCTGTTCATCTGCATCTAATTTCATCACATGTGTGGATCCCCGATCGATTACAATTTCTTCGTCCATCTACTCTCTATATGGAAACTAAAAAAATACCTTTAACGCAGTTTAGAAAAATATATTGGTCTATTATAAATGTTTAAGCTTAACCAGCAGAACCGCACCGCCCTCATGTCCATCGCCATTTTGTTGGTGATCATTTTTGCCCTGAGTGCCAACAAGAATATCAGCAACTACCAGCCCATGCCTATTATTATCAAGACTGTGAACGAAAAGTCTATGTTTAATCTTGAGAACAGGATTGAATGTGCCCCGGGTCAAGGTAAGAAGGGTAGTGCTTACACCACTGGTCTCACCCCCGGTGGTATCTGTGGTGCCCAGCAGCTAGTCAGTGAACACGCTGGATACGCCATCGAAGATGGAATTGGTGGATCTTTAATCTAAGCTAACTATAAATGGCGACCCCAGATCTCAACTACGAATATCATACTATTACCATTGATTCGATTGGTCAAAGTAGTGCGAACACTTTTACTTGTTTCCTTCAACAGCCACTGAAAAATGTTGTCCAGGCTAAGTTAGTGTGTGCTCGTATCCGGACAACTTCCGCTACGGAACATTGTTACGTCTCTATAGACGAACTCGATTCTATCTTTTCTGATCGCGCCTCTAATGTACTCACCGGTCAGGCTTCTATGAGCGTTCTTAGAGGTTCATTTGCGAGTATCGTCTCTGATGCCTCTGATGTAATCAAATTTAAGGATGAATATCCAATTTTCACCCAGTATATAGACCCAATTCGTCGTTTAGATCGTTTCGCAGTTACTATCCGTAACCAAGATGGTAATACGATTACCCGTGCGACCGCCACAGATAAAAATATTTTAGTCCTCCGATTTATGTGTATGAAAGGTAATATGTAATTTTTCTCCCGTTAAAGTAGTATACCATGTCTGCAGGTGTTGTTCAATTGATTGCTATAGGTGCCCAGGATATGTACATCACGGGTAATCCTGAAATATCTTTCTTCAGTTCAACATTCAAGCGACATGCTAATTTTTCACAGTCCATTGAAAAACAAACCATCCATGGAGCAGTGAAAAACAATTCTATGTCCAGTATTCAATTCGAACGATCTGGTGACCTTCTAGGCTATGCCTATTTTACCATCGACGATACCACACAGGCTCTTGATACATCCAATTGGGGGTCCATCATCGATAAAGTGGAGCTTCTGATAGGGGGATCTGTGGTCGACACACAAGATTCAACCTTTACAGAGAAGATTGCCATCGATACGTTCGCCCAAAACGTATCTAGGAGTGCTCAAGGTACACACCCAGGTGTGAGCGCTAGATCTTATTTTTATCCTCTCCGTTTCTTCTTTTGTGAGGGGCCTCAATGTGCTTTACCACTCGTAGCCTTGAACTATCATAATGTAGAGCTCCGCATTTATTGGGCGACGACTGCATCCAATTACAACGTTGAATGTTTCGCCAATTACTATTACCTCGATAACGAAGAACGTGGAAACATCGCCTCTCGTAAGCACGATCTCTTAATTACCCAAGTACAGAAAAACATCCCCTCGAACTCTATCGTTCAAGAACTCACGTTTAACCATCCAGTGAAGTATCTCGCATCATCGGATACGACAACGGACGGTGCCCTCACATCCCCTACGAATAAGATTAAATTGAATATCAACGGTCTTGATGTGAGTAATTATAGATGGGGAAAACCACATTTCATAGATGTAATGAGCTATTATCACACAAACTTTGTAGCTTCTCCCGATTTTTTCTTGTATCCGTTTTGTCTCTCTACGAGCTCTCTTCAACCCACAGGGACTCTTAATTTCAGCCGTCTTTCTTCAGCGAAGATTATGAGCGAAGGTTTACCTATCAACGATCCGATTTATGCGGTCAACTATAACATATTACGCATTGAGAATGGAATGGCGGGCCTTCTCTATGCGAATTAAAATGACATTCTATATTAAATGGTCAAGAACTTGCCGACAGTGGAACGTTCCACCAAGATTAGGTTCGGTAAAAACTGTACCGATGACCAGGCGGAAAATACGATCGTGTTCAACGCGAGTGACACACAGATTGATGTACCCTTTTCGGATTCTGTGTATATGACACCCCTACGTCTACGTACAGATCTCTCAGACCGGAATATCACGGTATTGGCGTATAATCAAATCACGAAAGAAGTGATGGACTCGGGGGCTATTGCTGAAGATATTCTCAATTTTACACTCGAAGCTGCTGTGATTAACGGTAATGTTACCGCAAATACAGTCTCGTTCAATAACGCGATTACTTCTGTCACGACTCTCTCCAATGTTGGTGTAGCTAATGGGTCCCCCATTCACACACTCGATGTAGGTTCGACATTTAATATAGACATAGAAGGTTCAAACCTTCTCACTGTGTTAGGAAACACATACATACAAGATAATTTAGTGGTGGATGGGAACATGACTGTGAATGGAGCGCTCACGACAGTGAATACTGTAAACACTGTTGTAAAAGATCCAATCATAGAACTTGGAAAATATAACGTCTCCTCAGATCTCGGTATCATCATGTATCGCCCATTGTCGAATGTCGCCATGGGATTTCGGGAAGGCTCGGATGAACTCGTACTCGCATACACGGACAGTAGTTCATATGGTTCGGTGATTGTTCCAAACACAAATGAAACACTCGATGTTCGAGTATACGGCAGAGTCCTCACAGAATCCAATGTAGGTATTTTGAATGCGACCCCGACCCACACATTGGATGTCGGGTCAAACCTTTTCGTGGATGAATTTGGTTCTAATATTCTGTATGTGACTGGAAATACACACACGACAGATATTCTTTCTGTGGGGAACAAAATCGGTATCAAAGTGATAGATCCCCATGCGGAACTTCATGTTGGTGGGAATGTGTATGTGTCTTCGAATTTGACCGTTGATGAAGATACTCTACACGTGGATGCGACTGCGCACTCCGTTGGTATTGAGACCAAGAACCCCGATGCCAATTTACACGTTGTTGGTAATGTCTATGTTTCCAGCAATTTGACCGTTGATGAAGATACTCTGCATGTGGATGCGACTGCGCACTCTGTAGGAATTGAGACTAAGGATCCGGATGCCAATTTACATGTTGTTGGTAATGTCTATGTTTCTTCGAATTTGACCGTTGATGATGACACGTTCCATGTGGATGCATTGACACACTCTGTAGGAATTGAGACCAAGGACCCCGATGCTAATTTACATGTTGTTGGTAACGTCTATGTTTCCAGTAATTTGACCGTTGATGAAGATACTCTACATGTGGATGCATTGACACACTCTGTAGGGATTGAAACCAAGGACCCAGATGCGAACCTTCATATTGTGGGTAATGTCTATGTGAGCTCAAACTTAACTGTGGATGAAGATACTCTACATGTGGATGCGACTGCACACTCTGTAGGAATTGAAACCAAGGATCCCGATGCTAATTTACATGTTGTTGGTAATGTCTATGTTTCTGATGATTTGACCGTCGCGATAAATACCCTTCATGTTGATGCGGAGTACAAGTCCATAGGACTTGGGACAGTGAACCCTGATGCTAATTTACACGTTGTTGGTAATGTGTATGTGTCCGATGATTTAACCGTCGCGACAAATACCCTTCATGTTGAAGCTGGAACTGAACGCGTTGGGATCAAAACAAAGAACCCCGATGCCGAACTTCATGTAGTCGGTAATGTCTACATGTCCGACGACCTTACCGTGGCTACAGATGCGCTACACGTCGAAGCGAGTACACAATCCGTGGGTCTCGGGACGAAAGTACCCGATGCTAAACTCCATGTGGTTGGGAATGTGTATGTTTCTTCAAACCTAACTGTAGATGATAATACACTCCATGTGGATGCGACGACACACTCCGTTGGTATTGAGACCAAGAGCCCCGATGCTAAACTCCATGTTGTGGGTAATGTCTATGTTTCTTCAAA